CACAAACTATTCCAAGTTTATTAAAAAAGAAATGCTGCGCATTGGAGAGGACTCAGATGAGTTTCAGATGTCGTACAACTGCAAGTGGCTTCTTGAACGCGGTATGTTCGTCACCTCCACAATCATGGATGAGCTGGGCGACACCTCCCAAGAGACTGTTAAAGCGTGGCACCGTTCACCTGTAGTCGTGGGTATTGACCCAGCCCGTAAGCTGGACTCCACTGTTGTAACTGTTGTATGGGTTGACTGGGATAGGCCAGATGAGTTTGGTTACTTTGACCATCGCATTCTTAATTGGATGGAGATTCAAGGAGACGATTGGGAAGACCAGTACTTCCAGATTGTTAACTTCCTCAACAACTATGATGTACTGGCTGTTGGAGTAGATGCTAACGGTGTGGGTGACGCAGTAGCCCAAAGACTTAAGCTTTTGATACCTCGAGCAGAAGTTTATTCTGTAGGCAGTAGCCAACCAGAGCAGTCAAAACGCTGGAAACACTTAAAGGCTTTGATTGACCGCCGTATGATTGGCTTCCCTAATCATGCAAAAACCCGTCGTCTTCGCACACATAAGCGGTTTGTTCAGCAAATGACAGACCTTGAGACCAAGTTTACTGGCCCTAACTTCTTGGCTAAAGCCCCAGAAGAAGCTCATGCTCACGACGATTATGCAGATAGTTTGGCTATTGCGGTGTCTCTAACTATGGACTTGACCATGCCCTCAGTAGAGGTTAGCTCATCTCCGTTTTTTAGATAATTCTACTTTAGCCTGTTTATTACCTTATTTTGTAGCACACTTTTCTACGAGGTACCTCAACCTATAAGGAGTCATAATGACAATTGCACCAGACCCAAAGATGCCTGAGCGCGTTGGAACAACTTACGACCGTAAGATGTCTGCAGCCGCTACAGGTCAGCGCGGACCACTTCGTTTTGAAGAAGGTATCGCAACTGATACAGACGTCCCAAATGAATTTACAAAGGGCGCTATGCAAGGTTACACACCTGCAGCTGGCCGTCCTAACCGCAACCAGAATGTGTTTGAAAAGCTTCCAGAAGAGACAATGCGCGAGCGTGCTCACGTTGGTTCTGCTGCATGGGTAGAAGCTCCATCACACCTTACTGAGTTTGCTGCTGGTGGTTTTGCTGACCATGGTGACAACCGTTTCGAAGAAGTTATTCGTAATGGTGCACGCCAACAGGCTGGCAACGCTGCTGTAGTTCAGGACTAATTAACTAAATAGCTTTCTGTCCCCCGTTTCTACGGCGAATACGTGGCGGGGGCAGAACCTATTAGGGAGTTTATATGCCACTAATCTCTGGTCAAGAAGTAAAGAAGACGCCAAAGCAGGAGCCTGCTAATCCAAAGCTCTACAACATGGTTGTTGCTCAAGCGCGTTCTAAATTCACAACATACCCATCCCCAGCTGCTGCTCACTGGGTTCACACACGCTATGAGCAAATGGGTGGGCAATACGTTAAATCTAAGTCACAAGTTGACCCACGATTTAGAGATTATGTGCAAGAAGAAAAAGATAAAAAAGAAGCAGCTGCTAAGAAAAAAGTAACTAAAGATATTGGCATTAACCAAATTAGAGGCGAACGTTACAGATAACGTGTCGTTTTAAAGCTTTATCGACATTTGTGGTACCCTATGTACGTCCAAGGGAAAGAGGTAATTTGTGAGCGGTATTGATTTCTCGCCTCCGAGTTATCGCGCTGCCTCTTCCGATTTAACAATCTCCGTTTCCCCACTGGGACTCGTTGAGCTTGCGGATGAAGAGTTTGAGGTCCACGGCCCTCGTCTAAATCGTTATTCATTGAACTGGGCTATGTACCTAGGTCATCATTATTCTTACCGCCGTCAAACAGGCGAAACCCAAATGATGCTCAACTACTATCGAGCATTCACAGACTTTGTTATCAACTTTACTTTTGGTAAAGGGGTCTCCTTCCGTTCCCCGAAAGAAACGGAAGCTATTGTTCCTGACCTACTTGAAAGAGTATGGGAAGTTGACAACAACAAAGCGACTCTTTTGTGGGAAATTGGTCAACAGGGCTCAGTCTCTGGAGATTGCTTTATTAAGGTGGCATATGAAGAAGCTTATGTGGACCCTGCTGGCCGTACTCATCCTGGACGTGTCCGTATCCTCCCTCTCAACTCATCTTTCGCCTTTCCAGAATTTCACCCTCACGACCGTGAGCGTCTTATTCGTTTTAAGCTCAAGTATCGTTTCTGGGGTACGTCGCTTGAAGGAACGCGTCAGGTCTTTACTTACACGGAAATCTTGACCGATGACATCATTGAAGAGTACATCAACGACGAGCTTATTGACTCTCGCCCTAATCCGCTTGGCGTTATTCCTGTTATTCATATTCCGAATGTCCGTATTAGCGGTAGCCCTTGGGGTCTTAGCGACTGCAACGATATTATTAATATCAATCGCTCTTATAACGAGACTGCTACTGACATTGCCGACATTGTTAATTATCACGCTGCTCCAGTTACGGTCATTATTGGTGCGAAAGCTTCCCAACTCGAAAAGGGAGCCAATAAAGTTTGGGGCGGTCTTCCTAAAGACGCAAAGGTTGAAAACCTTGAGGGTGGTGCGCAAGGACTAAAGGGAGCTATGGACTTCATGGCTCTTATGAAGAAGTCTATGCACGAAATGATTGGTGTCCCTGAGACCGCGCTCGGTCAGGCTCAGCCAATCTCTAACACTTCAGGTGTGGCACTTTCTATTCAATTCCAGCCTTTGATGAACCGTTACCACCAAAAGATTATTCAATACGCACACGGCTTAGAGCGTGTTAATGAATTAATCCTTTTAACGCTTGGCCTTAAAGAACCAGAAAAGTTTACTTGGGACCCTAACGCAAGCACTGTTCCTCTAAAGCAAGGGCAGTTGGCTCAGCTAGACCCTAACGACTCACTTACTTACCGCTCTTACGTACACTTCCCACAACCACTTCCTCTTGACAAGCTTATCGCTCTTAACGAAATCCAGAGCAAGCTATCTCTTGGACTTGAGTCTAAAGAAGGCGCTCTTCGTACTCTTGGTGAGGAATTCCCAGCAGAGAAGCTTACTGAAATTCGTCAAGAACTTCAAGATGATGCTGTGGCTGATGGCGCCCTTAAGCTTATTCAAACCCAAATTGAGCAAGATATTGCCTCACTTACAGGTGCTCAACCTGGTCCAGTTGGTGGCTCTTCTACCCCATTGTCTTCTACAGGCCCAGACGGACAAGCTCAGCTAAACACTCCAGCTGAACCTGTTGTCATGGATGACGCGACTATCGCGGCTCAGCTAGGCGAAGCGGGACTTCGTACCAAGCTGGTAACTGATGCTTACGGAACACAGATTCCTCAGAGAAGGGTTCCGCAAGAATACGAGAAATAATGCGGCTTAGGCTGACAATCGCGTATTAAGTAAGAGAAAATAAATACATACGTTAGGTCATTTGTGCTCTCATATCGGAAAACGACCCCTAGGATAAAAGGAAGTAAGAATGGAAACTGCAGAAAATATGGCTGCTGCTTTTGAAGCAGAAGCTAACACAGCTCCAGTGGTAAATGTGTCGGGCGTTGACGCGCCTACTGTTACTAGTACTGAAGTTAAGTCTAAGTTTTATACAGACGAAGATTTAGCTCGAGTGCGTTCTCAAGAGAAAGATAAGCTCTACCCAGTAATTGAAGAGCTTAAGGCAAAAGTCAGTTCTTTTGAAAAAGAAAAAGAAGAAGAAGCAGCTCGTCGTGCAGCAGATGCGGAAGCAGAAGCAGCGCGAATTCGTGAAGAAGCATTGGCAGAGCTTGACTCTAAGTCATATGCAGATGCTCGTCTAACAGAGTTGCAGGAGCAGTTGGAGCGTGAGCGTGTTGAACGCGAACGAGCCTTCGCTCTTCTGGAGCGCGAAAAGACATTTGCAGATTTGCAGTCTTACCGCCAGCAAGTGTTGGAACAAGAGCGAGACAATATCATCCCTGAACTAGTTGACTTAATCGCAGGTAACACTCGCGAAGAAATTCAATCTAGCGTAGATGGTCTTAAGGAACGCTCAGCAAGAATTCTTGAATCGGCACAAGCAGCAATGCAGAATGCCCGTAAAGAAATGAAGGGAACGAGTATCACTACTCCTCCCGCTGGACCATTGGAAACCAATTCGGAGCAACGTACGTTAACCCCTCAAGAAATTGCGGGACTTTCGATGAATGACTACGCAAAGTATAGAGACCGACTATTGAGCGATTCTGCTCGTGGTAAGTCTCGCGGGCTGTTCGGTTAAACCCCCAAACCCAAATAAACTAACAAGGAGTCATAGCTAAATGGCATCAGGTATTACAGGTACAGGCAATCTCGCCGCAGCACCTACAGCGTACTCAGGTACAAATACCCAGCTGACTCAGAGCATTCAGACAATCTGGTCCAAGGAAATTCTTTTCCAGGCCATGCCTATTCTGCGCTTTGAACAGTTCGCGGTAAAGAAGACTGAACTAGGAGTTGCTCCTGGTCTTCAGATTAACTTCATGCGTTACAACAATCTCGGATTTGCTTCACCATTGGTTGAAGGTGTCCGTATGCAGACTAACGCACTCACAGCTCAACAGTTCTCAATCACAGTATCTGAGCATGGATATGCTCTTGCTGTTTCTGAGCTTCTTTTGAACGCTTCATTCGATGACGTAATGGCTTCAGCCTCACGTCTTCTCGGTCGTAACATGGCTATCTACCTAGACCAGCTTTCACGCGACACACTTTACTCAGCAACTTCAACCATCTATGGTGAAGACCGCTCATCTCTTACAGCTGTTAACAACTGGTATGCAGACGGTACAAAGGGCACCAACCGTGCTTCAATGACTGGTACATACTACTTGACACCACACACTGTTAAGGATGCTGTTGAGACACTCAGCACAAAGAACATCCCTCGCCTTGGTGAGACATATGTTTGCTTCGTGCACCCACACCAAAGCCGCAAGCTTCGTGACAATCCAGAATTCATTGAAGTCACAAAGTACGCTGCTCCAGGAAACTTCATGCTCGGTGAAATCGGTCGTTTGTACGACACAGTATTCATCGAAACCACACAAATCCTTAAGGTCGCTGGTGGAGCTGGTACTTCTTACACCGCTGATACAGCTGTTGCTAACCCAACAGTAACTGCTGGTGGAGGATACACAACTCCTGCTACCTACACAGGTAACGGTGGTTCTGACCGCTACTCAGCTATCTTCATTGGAGATAACGCATTCGGTCACGCAATCTC